TAGTCGTAATAATTTTGTCCGACTTGAACATCACCTTGAGTAAACAATCGGAGAATATTTGTAATAAACTCTTTTTCGCCTTCATCAAGTTTTAGTTTCCAGTCAGACACATCTTCAGACAAGTCAGCTTCATCTTCAGTCCAATGAATTTCTTCATGTTTCTTTGTGATATCAACTGCCCAGTCATGCAAGAAAGGTTTGTATGTTTTATTAAACTCTGTTAGTGTAGCCATATTAACCTTCACATGCCTTACATTCGTTATCTTCTACAACTTCACTTGGGGTAGTGAGTTTAGCGTAGAGTTCCGTAAATCCGCCAACGTACGTTCCATCAAGGTAAACTTGTGGGAGAGAACGCACATCTGCTCTTCCAGTAATTTCTGCTGCTGATTTACCTGTTGTAGTGATGTCAACATAAGAATAAGCAATTCCCTTGGACTCAAGCAAGGACTTGGCCATTGTGCATTGGGGGCAGTTTGGTTTTCCATAAATAATAGTTTCTTTAACTTCTTTCAATTTGTTTTCCTCAACCTTTTGTGAAACATTTTCAGCACGAACTTTAGCTTCTGTACGTAAATAATACAGACCTTTAAGTCCAGCTTCCCAAGCATAAATATGAGCATCCTTAACCACAGAGCGATCAGCACCTGCAGGGAAGAACAAGTTTACTGATTGACCTTGACAAATATACTTTTGTCGATCACCAGCATGCTTAACAATCCAATTTTGATCTAACTCAAAACTAGTTTTAAATACAGCTTTTGCATTATCATCTAAGAATGGTAAGTGTTGAACCGAACCACTATTAGTAATAATATTTGACCATACTTCACTCGTATTATGATTGATACCCTCTAAGTACTGTTCAAGATACTTATTCTTAACTAGGAAAGAACCTGCACGAGTACGATGGGTATAAGCATTAGCTTTATTTGGCTCAATAGAGGGTGAGGTTGATAGCAAAATACCAGAGGAAGCATTTGGGGCAATAGCTAACAAATGTGAATGACGAATCATTAGTGGACTCATATCAGGAGCAGGTCCACGCTTTTCGGCTAGGGAATTAGATACATTCCTTGCCTCAGTTTTAATGTGCTTAAAGATTTCAATATTTAGTTTACTTGCTGTTTCACTTTCGAAAGGAATAGCTTTACTCTGCAAGTAGTTATGGAAACCCATTGCACCTAAGCCAATAGAACGTTCACTCTTTGCTGAAAGAATAGCTCTATGTAATGCTGCAGGAGCATTTTCAATAAAGTATTCTAGCACATTATCAAGCATGGTCACCAAATCGGCTACCATATTGGTGTCTTTCCATTGATCAAAGTACTCTAGGTTAACAGAGCTTAGGCAACATACTGCAGTGCGGCCTTCAGCTGTAGGTAAGTGAATTTCATTACACAGATTACTTCCGTGAATTTTTAATCCTTTGTTCTTTAGCTGTTGTGGTAATGCATCATTAGCGGTATCGATGAAATTAAGATAAGGCTCACCTGTGCGAAAGCGAGTCTCCAGTAACTTTCCAAATACTTTTCGAGCATCGAGAAACTCCCCTGTGGGTCCTTTCTTTGGATCAACAAGTTCATATTCTCTACCTTCTTTGACAGCTTCCATGAAAGAATCAGTGATATTAATAGCGTTGTGTAGGTTAAGGCACTTACGATTATTGTCACCTGTGGGTACCCTAATGCTAACAAATTCAAGAATATCAGGGTGGTCAATATCGAGATATGCAGCATAAGATCCTTTGCGTGTTTTTCCTTGCCTGTAGGCAGTCATATCAGCATCAATAGTTGAAAGAAAAGGTATGGGACCAGGAGCAATATCAGACACACTCCGGATATCACTCCAGTGGCCGCCAACGCCTCCACCCATAACTGATAGCCAGCGAATTTCAGAACTATGATCAATAAGACCAGGGACAGTATCAGGTACATAAGTTAGAAAACATGAGATTGGCATACCTTTGCCTTTACCATCGATGTCAGGTGCATTAGACAAAACTGGTGAGGCAAACATAAACCATTTGTTAGATATGTAGTCATACAGTCTTTGGGCTAAAGCTAAGTCTGTTTGACCTTTAAATGTGCTCCATGCACGGCATGCCCTTGCATAAACTTGTTGTGGTGAAGTTTCAGCATTCTGTGCATAAAACTCCAAGACCATGTCAAAGGCGTAGTCTGTTAGAAGATTATCCTTTTCTAAATCAATTTCAATGTCGTAGTATTTCATTATTTTCTTATTTTTATTGTTAGGCATTAAAGCAAGATCCAGGACGTAATAACACCTCTGCAATCTTACCATTCATCGACTCATCTGAAACACATATAAACGCAGGAACTTCGTAATCAGTAAAGATACTTAGTGCTGTTTCACATTCTTCATAATCATCATATATAAACTCACTATACTTATTAATTGATTCATCAAAGGCAAATATGGCGTATCTCATATTGTTAAATCCTCAAATGAATCACTGTTAATTAATCTACCAGTATCTTCTATAAACCTGTATTGACCCATTGGGCCAGTTCTACCTGTCCAACGATCTTTTAAAACCCATAACTTACTTGTGTGTCGTTGAATAGGGTCAGTCTCTAGCTTGTTACGGCTAATAGCAATTAATTGTGCACCAATTTGCTTTAATGAGCCTGAACCTTTTAAATCATCGTCTGAAGGTACAGCACCCTCTTCGAAAGACTTTTGATTATTGTTTGTCTTTCTTAAATGACTAACAACACCAATCCATACACTATGTCGTTTAGCTAGCTTTAACAAATCTGACATAAGCTTATCTGTAGCTCGATTTACATCATTATCTTCAGCATCTGATACTGCAATAGTAATGTGATCAAGATAAATAAACTTACAGCCACTTAAAGCCATAAACTCCATTTTATCAATAAGTGAATCATCTCCCATAGAACCCTGATGGTCTAAGAACATAATTCTACCTGTACCCATGGTTTCTGACCAAGCAGTACGCTCTTCTTCTTCATTAACTTCAACATCAGGCAATTGAATACGCTTGTTTAGGTGTAATGCCATAATGCCTTCAACTGTTTCAGAGACGCTTTCTTCCAAAGAACAAATACCAATCTTCTCATTTGTTGTTTGAAGTAAATGATATTGATCTTCTTTTAAAAATGAACTCTTACCCATACCTGTACCTGAACAAAGTACAGTAATAGAACCTAGGCACCTACCATAAATCTTTTTATTAAGTTCTACTGCAAAGTCTGGCCAAGGCACATAGTCAATCTCTGACTCTGCTTTATATAAATCCCAAGTATCTGCTGAGTTAACAATACCTACTGGGCTCCAAGGCTGTGCATCCCAAATCTGTGCAAGAACAGCCATGTGTCCTTCTTTAAGATACAATTCATTAGCATCTTTAAGTTTAGTGTTTTTAACAATTTTTACTTTGTCAAAACCAATAATCTTTGCAGCACGATCAGCAGCCTCTTTGCCTGGCTCATCATTATCAAACCAAATAATCACAGAGTCAAAGTTACGTAACCAGTCACGATTGTTAAGCAGAATACTAGTTTGGCTTGCAGAGGGAATAGATACTACGGGATAGATCTTTTCATACTTATCAAACCAAGCTTGAGATACTGTTAATGCATCAATCTCACCTTCAGTAATTACTAACTGTTTACCCCCATTACCCGCTTGCATTTGTCCAAATAGACTTTTAATTTTGCCAATAACTGTAAACTCTTTTGGGAGAATACGTTTCTTATAGCCCGTAATCTCATTAATACCATAGGGGTAATAATGCGAATCCACTTCGCCCTTTTCATTTACCGTAACCTTTACATTAAAATATTCAGTAATTTTCTTTTTGATCTTTCGATCTTCAAAACCTCTTACGGCATAACTAGCAATTTCCCCTAGTGTTTCATTACCATAACTTTCCTTTTTAATTGACACAAAAGTATCCTTTTCTTGATTTGGAAACCACCCTCTGCATGAAAAACAGTATGATGTTCCATCTTCATATACCTGTCTAGCATCACTACTACCACAGTCTTCACTTAGGCATGGTTGATCCTTTACAACTATTTTTCCCATTTTAATTGTTTAATACCTTATTAACTGCAAAACAACCTGTTGAAATAAAACTGAGGGCTACAGACATTAACAAAAAATCTGATGAGCCCCATACATCTGTTGACAATAAGTTTATAGCCTGTGTGAGAAGAACTCCCAGAGAACATAAACCAAATACAAAACCAATTAATCTCATTATTTTAAACCTGCTAGTTTATTTAACCTTCTACGATGTCTCACTGAGACTACCTCAGAAGATCTCCATTGAACTTTGTCAATAAAACGGTTATACCAAATATGATTGTTAGTAGGTACCTCTACATGGCATTGTGACCATGTTTCTGCCCAACTTAAACCACCTCGAGTATAGTACTGTTCTAACACATAAAACTCAAAGGAATCAATACCTCTTTCTTCAATTAGTGCATTAATATCCTTAGATGAACTTGTATAGATCCTCCAGTTACTTGGCTTACCTCGATTGAGTTTACCAGTACCTCTGAAAATCTTTTTACCGATATACATCATACCTGTAGTTGTATCTTTAATTAAATAGATAAAACCAAAGGCATTCTCATGATCTAATTGTTCAGGGAAGTTCCAGTGTCCATTATCCTTCTTCTTTGATTTGGAAGTGGTCATTAATATAGCGCCAGATGTGGATTAACCTGCCATTGGCAAGTAAATAAGGTTTCCACTGGTCACCATAATGTTGTTTGTAAGCATTTATTACTGCTGCCTTTCTTTTCTTATTATTATCACAGCCCTCTAAGATCTTATTGGCTTTCACTGGACCTACTTTATTAAGTCCAGGAATATTATCTACTGCATCGCCAGTAAGTATCTGTCTCCAATAGTGAATGTCTGCTGACTCTTCATCTACTTCATAGTATTCATCTTTTCCTGGTTTAAAGTGCTTGCCAGGAATACAATCTAAGTCTTTGTCGATTGTACACACAATATAAGGATCACCATCCCTAA